CAGCCGCCTTTAAATTACCAACAAAAACTTTTATTTTTTCATCATTTTGAAATGAGTCGACGGCTTGTTGACGAACTGAATTCGAACAACTACCATCCAAATAAACCGATTGTTTTTTAAAATGTTGATAGATTGTTTGAAGTGAGTCTGTAAAGTTTGTAAATATTATAATTTTTTTTCCTTGTTCTAAAATATTTTCGGCAAACTCTATTGTTTGTTTTGTTTTTTCATTTGCGATTACTTTTCGAACTTTCATTAATTTTGAAAATTGAACAGTAAGTGATGAGGATTCGTCAGGATTTTTGTCATACCAATCATAATAATCACCCATTAAATTTTCATATTCTTTTGATTGTAATCTTAAATAGACAGGTGTAATAATTTTATCAGGTAAATCTAAAACTTCTCCTTTCAATCTTCTAAGGATTTGTTTTGAGGTCCGATCTCTTAACTCTTCTAAATTAGATGCTCCTGATACATTCCAAACTTTTCTTTTTCCTGCCATGAATTGGTAACCCTGACAATAACGAATGGCATAAGCCATCCAATTCTGCGCAACAGGGCTTTCAATCAGATTTAATAAGTTGTAATAATTCATGGGCCTTGATGTCATAGGAGTTCCCGTTAGTAACCAAACCCGATTAATTTTTTTTACAAAACTATTTATGATTTTTGTTCTTTGGGCTTGTGCATTTGAAATCATATGGGCTTCATCTAAAATAACTAAATCAAAATTGCATTGTTCTAATAAGGTTGGTTCCTTACTTTTTGGATCGTGAAAGTTCTTTAGTATGTCGTAGTTGATAATCACAAAATCATGTTCGGTTGAAAATTTTTTTCCTTCACAAATAAAAACAGAACGATCTGAATAGTTTTCAATTTCTCTTTGCCAGTTTATTTTAAGTGATGCGGGACAAACAATTAATATTTTTTTTGATCCTGTTTCTAAGGATGCGATAATTGTAGATGTTGTATTATGTGTAACAATACAATGTTCGGTCACATATAGTTTATCAGGAGAGTCTACTGAAATACAAACACTTTCTTCAAATCCAACTTTTTCAATATTTTCAATAAATCTACCAGTTGGGTATTTTATAGGTTCAATGTACTTTTCAGCTTTTCGTTTTAATCTAAAAGGGTTCATTCCTTTTGGTAGTTTAATATTAACCCTATATGATAACTGACCTTTCTTTTTTTCACCATTATATGTATATGTCGGAATACGAGTTTTAACTCTCGCAATACCTCCTAATGTTTGAACAATCTCAACAACATCATCACAAAGTTGTTTTGAAATTGTTGAGTATTCGGTCCCTGAAAAATTTTCTTGTTCATTATACATACAATGACCGTCAGTGTCCATTAACCCTTGTAGTATAGATAATCTATTTTCAATTGATGAATATTTGTATATTTCTGGTATAAATTTATTGTGTGAACGAGACTCATTTAATTTAAGGTTACATAATATGTCTCTACCAATAAATTTATTTCCCTTTCTTTTGTTGTCAATTTGTTTATTTTCACTTAAATTGAAACCACCAAATAATTCATCATAATCATCACTATGTACTGTAAATACACAAGATGATTTAGTTAGATGTCCATCCCCTAAAATTAAACCTAATAAATAAGGATCAATAGGAAGGTTATCATTTCGTTCAAATTGAATTGGTTGTACAATAGGAATTTGCCATTTATTATTTCCGTTTGTTGACTTGAAGTAAGTTTCAATTTCATATTCCTTATCCTTATTATGACCAACACCTTTAACTTTTATTTTACCCCCCTCAAACATTTGTTTAGTTGATAATACTAAAGATTTTTTTCGTCTTTTGTTTTTTGTATTTTGGCCATAATTTGGTGATGATACTGACCATAAATGTTCGTCCCCCACTAAAATTGAAAATCCGTCATTAAATGTGATTTTATATGTTTCTTTGACACCCTGTAGAAATACACCAATAACATTATGAGATTTTCCATCACTACCAATTACTTTGTCACCCACTTTTAAATCACCAATTTTTTTTCTACCAATCGGGGTAAATACTTCGTTTTTTACATACTCGCATTTCCCCAAACCCATATCATCTGCCAAAATAAATCTTTTGGATCCTGCCAACTTTTCAATTGCAATTTTTTGATGATTTAATGGTGGTCGGTGAGAATACTTTGAATAATCGATATCAACACTCTGAACATTGTGTGTTTTTATAAGTGCTGATTTGGGAACCCAAAATTCAGACAATTGGTCTTTTTCAAAAAACTTACCCCAAATATGGTAAGACTTTTCTTTTTCAACTAATAACTTTTCTATATAAATTTGTGAAGGAGTTTCTAACAAATATTTTTCTTCTGCAAACTTTTTAGAAAAGTATGTATCCAAGTCAACCCACTTTCTTGCAACCTTTGGTGTTGTTTCAAAGTAATTTACAATATAATCTGATTGGGCTCGGGTAGGATAAAACTTTTTGGATGTTTCTTTTTTCTGTTTTAAAAAAAGTATGTAGTTATTAGCACCACTATAAGAATCAAGTAGTTCAAGAGCTTTGTGTTCAACTAAAGACGATATATTATCCAATTCAAGTCTTTTACTAAAAATAACAATAAAATGAATATTTATCAATAAAACACCCAAATGAAAAGTAATGTTCCAATAACAAGGTTAGGTAAATTTTTTGGAGATCGTGATTTCGAATTGGAAATCGGTATGGGTCAAGAGTGGTTGATCGGAGATATGAACTATACTTGTGTTTTATACAAAATAGATAGAAACAAAATTAAAACCGATGATGTTTATGGTGAGGTTGTGAGCGATGGAATAAAATTCCTTCCTCCCGTTGAGTTTAATGCTCAAATTACAATTGCCTCCCCTGAAAATAAAATGGTTGGGTCCACAAAGATGGATCAGTTCGAGCCAGGAAATATTACAATATCTGTTTATTTAAAAACTTTACAAGACTTACAAATTGATATCGACTTTGGTGATTATGTAGGATATTACGATAGTGAAAACTTTGTTCGTTATTATACAGTTGTAAATGATGGACGTGTTGTGTCAGACACAAAACATACATATAAAGGATTTAAACCTTTTTATAGAACAATAATCGCAGCTCCTGTTGGACCAAATGAATTTAGAGGGTTATAATGAAAATAATAATTACAGAATCTCAAATACAATTATTAAGACGATTACAAGTTCTTAAAAAGTATCTATATCGTGCAATTAAAACGGCGAAAGATTTATATAATAAGCCAAAAAATTTTGAAATTAATGAGTCAATAATTATTGGTTTGATTACACAGTTATTGGAACAATACCACCCAAAAGTAAAATCTAATTGGCATGAAATCACAATTTTAATTTCAGGCCATTTTAATGATAAATTAAAACAAGGTTATAAAAATTTCAATAAGTAAAAATGGCGTTACCAAAAAAAATACCTATTAAACCGACATTACCTTTAAACCACCCCGAAACTCTTTTACCAAGACGGGAACAAATCAAAGATATGATTACAAAGGACGGAACGTATCTCCCTAAGTCATTACTTCATGCAGATTTGGATCGTGGGTTCTTAGATTTTGTAAAAGAAAAATTTAAAATAAGTTCCGAGGGAGTTAATATACCTGTGGTAGATATTTTGGTTACAACACAAAATTGGTCTCAGTTTGTTGAAACTTGGGATTTTCAAAATATTGATAAAAACTTAGAACCACCATTCATTACGGTTATTAGAAGTCCTGAAGTAAAATACGGAAACAATCCTGCTGTAATGTATAATATTCCTAATAGAAGAATGTATTATTATATGGAAGTTCCAACATGGAACGGAAATGTTGTAGGTTCAGATATATATAAAATCCCACAACCAATTCCAATTGATTTAAAATATTCAGTTGCCATTGTTTGTAATAGAATGAGAGAGGTTAATACATTAAATCAAAGGGTAATGGAAACTTTTGCTTCACGACAATCATATCAAACAATCAATGGGCATTATATTCCAATCATCAACGATGGTTTTACGGACGAGTCTTCAATGGACTTAGAAAAAAGAAAATACTATGTTCAAAAATATGATTTTACCATGATGGGATTTTTGATTGATGAAAATGAGTTTGAGGTAAGCCCTGCGATTTCACGAACTTTAACCGTGATAGAGGTTGATCAAAGAAATATTAAACGACCACAGAAAAAAAGACAACCAGTTGAATTGGAACAAATTGTTTTAAAATATCTTAACGGATCCACATCTGAGGAATATAATTTTGAATATACTTGTAATTTGTATTTTACTCAATCAACTAATGTCGATTCTTATTCTGTTTATATCAATAATGAATATTATGGCGACAATGTTAATTTAATTCAAATTAATACAAATGACATTCTACAAATTGAGATTGTTGGTGGAATTGGATTGGAGATACCTGAATTAATTTTTTCTCAAAAGTTAATCTAATCTTCTCCGTATATATCTTTTTTTTCTTTACACTTTTCCAATATTAGTGATTCCAAAAATCTATACATTTTAATTCCCCTCTTATCACAATACTTTTTTAGTACTTCATGAACTTTGGAGTCTATTTTTAAATTTTTTATCTTCTTGTTGTCTTCCATAGGGTTGGCAGAAAAAAGGCAGAATAAAATCATACCATAATATAAATAGTTTTGTAGATGTAAAGTTTTTGGTGTTTTATTAAGTATTTATAGAAAAATAAATAATTTAAAAATAATACTTGACATGGCAACTAACAGTAAAGTTTTTGTTTCTCCAGGTGTTTACACCTCTGAGGTTGACTTAAGTTTTGTCTCTCAAAGTGTCGGTGTAACAACACTTGGTATCGTAGGGGAAACATTGATAGGTCCGGCATTTGAGCCGATCTTTATTAGAAATTTTGACGAATTTCAAACTGTGTTTGGGGGAACTTCTCCTGAAAAATTTATTAACACAACAATACCTAAATACGAGGCGGCGTATATTGCTAAAGCATATTTACAACAATCAAATCAATTGTTTGTGACAAGAATATTAGGTTTATCAGGGTATGACGCTGGTCCATCTTGGTCGGTAACCACTGTAGCTAACGTAGATCCATCAACAGTTGGTCTATGGTGTTTAAGTTCTGTAACAAGCACCGCAACTTGTGAAACAACTTGTGTGGATTATTATGATGAGGTGTATTCAATACCTTTCACAGGATGTAATAATGATATATCGACAATTTCTTATATTTCATCTTTCCCAAGTGAAATTCAGGATATTTTATATCAACAATACGAACAATTTAACGGAGGAACTTCGACATTAGATGATGATATACAAAGTCTTATTTTTGACGTAATTACCAATTCTAACCCATTTGTTGCCGAAGACGAATTTATTTCTTACTTTGGTTCAATTCCAACAAATGATTATGATACTTTGACAAATGCAGGTTGGACTGCATCTACAAACGTATTTGGTGTTCCTGCAGTTTCTTTAGACGACACTAATCTATTATCTCCTTTGAATGATGCTTGGTATTACGCATTATTCAACACAACAGGAAATACTAATTATAGCGGATATTCTTTTTTTTCCTATGTTTCAGGTTTGACTTTAAACCCTATCACAACAACTACAACAATAGTTCCATCAACAACAACTACAACGACTAATCCTTGTGTGACACCTGTTCCAACACCAAGCACAACCACAACAACAACTTTACCTGTTAATTGTTATTCAGGTAATTTATTGTTAAAAGTTTATTATTATACAGGAACTTCTTACAGTGATTATGATAATGTGGTTGTAGGAACACTACGATCAAGAGGTGTTGCAACTTATGTGAGTTCTATTAACCCTGCTTATTCTGTTACAGGAATTACGGATGTCACACTTAATATGACAGGACAATACTCGGCGGTTCAAAAAAATCCATACTCAACTTTTGGAATCAATGTTGTTGATAAGTTTGGAACATCATATTTTTTTGAAACTTCTTTCACTCAAAATGATCCTGAATATTGGTCAAAGGTGTTTGGTGTTACTAATTTTCAAAAACCAAGAATTGAGGTTCCAGTATTTGCAGAAGAAAATTTCCAATCATGGTTAAACTTCTCATGGAGAAAAGGATATATCAAGGGTTTAAACCCAAATTTAATTTCATTAGATTCTGCACAAAGTGGAGATCCTAATTCAATCGGTTGGTATTTAGATAAATGGCAAACTCCAAGTTCCCCTTTTGTTGTTTCAGAATTAAGAGGTAATAAGGTATATGACTTATTTAGATTCTACACAATTTCTGATGGTGATAATGCAAATACTTTGATAAAAATATCAATTGTCAATCAAACATATAATAGTTTTACGTTCGACGTATTGATTCGTGACTATTTTGATACAGATGCTAATCCTGTGGTATTGGAGAAATTTACAAATTGCACCATGGATCCAGGTCAAAACAACTTTGTTGCTAACAAAATTGGAACTTTGGACGGTGAATATATGTTGAATTCTAAATACGTAATGGTTGAAATGTCAGTGGACGCACCGATCGACGCTTTACCATGTGGATTTAACGGATTCAATTTTAAAAATTACGCAGGAGCTCGATCTCCTTTTCCTATTATTAAAGGTAAATATGACTTTCCAGGAGAAGTTATCTATAATCCTCCATTTGGTTTGTCATCAGGTAATGACAATAATCTTGTTAGTTCAGGAGATAATGTCAGAAGAACTTACTTAGGTATTTCTAATTCTTATGGATGGGATCCGTCTTTCTTTGAATATATTGGTAAGAGAAACCCAATTAATTCTTGTGATATTGAGGGTCTTCCTTTTAACTATCGTTCTTCAGGTTTCCATATGGATGTAAATGCGAGTGGTTTAACGATCGGTCCTGAGTTTTCAACAAGTGGAAATCCAAGATTCATATGTGGTAACTCTTCATTTATTACTGAACCTGAATTACCAACAAACTCCTATTATAGACTGTTTGCTCGTAAATTTACTTTATTAGTTCAGGGTGGATTTAATGGTTGG